GCCGTTCAAAATCAATGGTCGATATGTAAAGTTTGCGGCAGGCTTCTACATTTCTACGTTCTGGTCATTGGGTGACCAGATGGCTGGAGTTCTAACTGGCAACGTCAAGCCAACAGATGCCGCCATCAATGTGGCTACATCAATTGCCAACGCTTTCAACCCTATCGGCAGCGGCAGTATTTACCACAACATTATCCCGATCCAGATTCGTGGCCTTATCGAGATTGGAATGAACAAAGATTGGCAAGACAAGGATATGCACCCTGAGCGTGAAGGCAGATCAAAGTCATCACAATACTACGATAAAACAAGCGAGACGGCTGTTACCATTGCTGACTGGCTTAATCGCAAGTTTGGTGGAAACCCATATGAATCCTCCATCATGGATACATACCCAGCAAACATAGATTATTGGTTCAAGTACATTACAGGCGGGGCCGGCGCTCAGATTACAAACAGCGGCAAGGCTGTTTATGATTACTTTAACGGTGCTGACATCCCAGCAGAGAAGCTGCCGTTTGTCCGTCGCGTCGTTACGTCTACAGAAAACATAGATGACTCCGCTTACAGCAAGGTACGCAATGAAGTGGGGGCAAGGAGCGCACGCCTATCTAGCTCTTATGCTGACTCCCAAAATATGGCTATTCCAAAAGAGAGACGCATTGAGGCTAGAGAAGTTTCCAAAGAGTTGAAAAAAGAACTTGGTTCAAGTTTCAACGGCAAGAAGGTTGAGAACCCACCGGGCAGCCTGCCGGGGATCATCAGAGAGACTGACAAGTCTGTTAAGGAACTTGAAGAAAGAATTGATAAAATCAATATCCGTAATGATTTGTCAGCCATTCAAAAGAAAGCCTTGGTTGACCCTATCCAGAACAAGATAACAGCAAAAAAGAATGCGGCTCGGAAAAAAATTATCCACAAGGAGCAGATTAAAACCCCTCCTCCTTTGTCTCCTCTCAATCAGCTGAAGACAATGTTCCAATAAAAAAGCCCCCAGATTTATGGTCTGGGGGCAATTTATTACTCGATCCAGTTGATCGTGTAGATAAAACCTAACCTTCCTTTGTGTTTAACATTGGATGGCTTTGGCTCCCTTGTCACAAGCCCAAGGTTCCATAGTGTCCCAAGTTTCAAAGAAGATAGAGATTTGTTACTGCACTTGAGGGCTTCAATAAGTTCTTCGTCTGTAGACATAAACTTCTTGCTGCCAATGTTCTTGGCGATCCTCATGTAGTCAATCATTATGCCGTAGTGCAAATCTCGATTAAGGATAGCGTCTACTGCCTTGCTGTACTTACTCATTACCAGTTTCCTCATTGGCTTCATTGGTTATCCCAAGCATCGCTGCCTCAAGTCCCTTATGTATGCGAGGCATTTGATTGCCCTTGTCGTCCAAGCTGTTAGCAACAACAGCCATCCACATTGCCGACTCACGATAGGCGTCCATGCGCTCTGGAAGAATGCTGTACTTGGCATCTGCAAACGCCGCCATGATGATGCCGATCATACGGTCATCGACTTCCGTGCCGAGCCTGATAGTCGCTAGGTCTTTTGTTTTATTCAAAAGGTCTGCAAACCCATACGTTTCATCTATGATTGCAAAGGCGGCAGCTGTGCTGTCCAGTGCATGACGCAAATCACTTCTATTCATAATCATTCTCCTCTTAGGACTACTTGTCCGTTCAGTTTCTTCTTCCACTTTGACTTCTTCCCGCAAGGTAGCGGTGCTTTGACGGTCTTTAGGCCCAAATATGACGATTTTTGGGATTTGGCCTTGGCCGTAATCTGATGATCCTTCTTGGTCTTCTCCTTTGCACAGGTTAGGCAAGTCAGCCTGATGTTCTCGTCCGTGTCCGTCCCCCCCAGTTCCAACGCCCTCATATGCTCGTATATGAACTGACCCGCCATTAGCTTTGCGGAGCAGATCGCGCACTTTCCTGATTCTCGTTCCCATATCTTTAGCTTTCTCCTCGTTGATAGACCTCCGCGTTTAGTGGTCCCCATGTCCACAATCATGCGCGTAAATCCACAAATTTAACATATTCAGGCAAGACGGCGTACTTCATTTCCCTATTGCCAGTGTTGCTGGCGTCCATTGAGTATTCAAACCATTTATCTCTCTCTGAATAATAAACGAGGCCACCATGCGTCATCTCTTTATTAACAATGATGTAGACCAGAGGTTCAGGATCAGCGCGATCTATTACATCTTTGCTCGCTATCACTACGCGCTTAAAAGGGTAATTTTCCACACAATCAAAATCATGTTGAATGTGCTTCACCTCTACCCGTGCAAATTCATGCTTGGCTGATGATCTGCTAATTAAGATATCCCCATCATCGACATGATCCATATGGCTTCTGGCATCTGGGGCGTAGCTGATGCTTGGTATAGTGACGGTAAACCCCTTGCGATGAAGCCACTCGCCAACCCTGAACACGGCAACGCGAGAACCATCAAGCCGTTTGAGAAACTTGTCGTGCTGCTCACTCATTTAGCTCTCCTTTCAGGCGGGACATAAACAATTTTGTAATGATGCTTGCACCAACTTTTCTTGAAGATTGGTTCTCCACAGACGATGGAGTCGTGGCCTCTCCTGCCAATGATGAACCTGCATTGGTCACGTTCAGTTTCAGTGAAGAGAGTAGGCCCATACTCCACGTCTGGACGCTTCAACGGGGCGACAAACTTCTCTACCTCCGCCACAGCCATTGGAGGATCAGGATTGCTACGAGGAACCCTGACATTCACAATGCTAAGAACAACAGTCTTCCTTGGCTTCCTCGGAGGCGGTTGTGGACGTTTGATCTGCAAGGATATCTTGCGTCGATTGATGACGCCAATAACAGCATTGCGCGTTCTCCCAGTTTTCAGAGCAATAGCAATCTGAGATGCAGTCCTACCGTCGTTTGCCATGCGGACAACGATATCGAGTTCTTCCTTAGTCCAACCATGTGTTCTCACTGAGCTACCCATGACTCCATTTTCTCCCCTAAAACAGCCTCAACCTCTTTAAGAAGCTGATCCCGATCAATCGGGACAACCTCGGATATGATGACGTGCAGAGCCAGATTGAAGAACTTTTGAAAATCATCCTGCCCCATAGAAGAGAACGATATGGATGATACCTTTGTCATCATTCCCCCATCATGGAACATGACTTCTTCAACGTAGCCAAGCCGCACTTTAAGCCATTCAACCAACTGTTCCGGCCTTAAATAGTAGGGATGGTTATCCACAACTATCTTCATTAACGACCAAAATAATCTGTGTTGCTTGGAACTGCGCGACCGTGATGTCTTGACCGACAGGTCTTTCCCTTCAGGGATTTCAAGCAGATGCTCCCTATCCCACTCCGTAACGGGGACTAGCTTGTCCCCGCTCCGTCGCATGATGAGTGTCGGAATGCTCATTGAGCGGCTTCCCTGATACGGGTCTGAGCCTTCTGGAACGCTTGAGTGATTTCCTCTTGATGTTCTTCCCAGAGTTCACCCTTCTTCTTGGAATTGCGTGACGCCCACTCTTGAAGGTTTTCTTTGGTCGCACAGCCATCAAGATCAAGAAGCATATCGCTCATGGCCTTGTTGCTGTCTGCTACGCTCATCTTTGGAAGAGGGGGTGCTTTGGGCGTTGCTTTGGCGGCGACAGGAGCCTTGTTAGCCTCGTTGCCGTCGTCATCGTCTTCTCCTGCAACGCCGACAATTGCCGACAAACTTAGTCGCTTGGCATAGGTCAAGGCAGCTGCAATCTCTTGATGCTTCCCAGATGCCGTCACTGGATAAGCCGACTCAATCCACTGTCCACTGGCATGGGTCAAACGAGTGTAGAGAACAACTCCGGCTTCTTCTAAGTTAGTCATCTGCATGATCGAGATATTGTTCTTGGATAGCACTGGACGCACAGCATTCAGGACAGACGACAGGCCTGCGTAGGATGATTTGAAGTGCGGGTTGGTCTTGTTGAAAACAGGATTTGCAACCTCACCCTGTGCCTTGGCAAGAGCGGTGGCGATTTCATTGATCTGTTCTGAGGTCTTCATTTGGTTTCCTTTATGGTTATAGCGCCAGTCTTTGATCGTTTTGCAATGATGCCGTGGCCGGAAGCCTCGACAACATCGTCCTCAACCAATTCTTTCAGTATGGACTTAGCCTTGTCATGCTGCTTTGCTAGGTCAAGGGAGCCAAGGAAGTCAGCGGCAGCTGCGCTCCAACTGTTGTTCCCCGACATATCAACCTTACGCTCGACTGGGCCTTGATATTTTGTATGTACGATAACTGGTTGAATATCGTTATGGATGCAGTTCCAGAAGTTTTCCTCGGCGGCAATCAGCTTTGCAGCATAATCAGGATCAAGAGAGACGCTGTATGTCTCATGCTTGTGGTTGCCAAAGATGACTGAAAGAATAGCAGAATCAACCCCACAGACAATCATGTTGTGTGTCAGCTGTGGCATATACTTCTCAAGGACTTCATCTTCCTTGGCAAAGGCTGAGACGTGCTTTGCTTCCCACACGCCACCAATTACCATTCCATCAAGCGTACAGGCCATGAATGGATGATCCAGACATATCATCTGGTCGCCTACATTTGTGACGATCTTTTTATGCTTCTTCTCGTACCATGCGCGGTTGAATGACTCAGTGAATGAGCCAAGCATGACCTGAAGAACTTCAGACAGGTCTTCACCCTCTGCCTTGCCGCTCTTTTCCTTCCACAACTGAAGTATTCTCTCGTCGTTGCCGGACATGATGATATTGGCATCTGAACCGCCAATGCTATTACGCCTGAATGCCTTCTGCTCCGGCGTCAGGCCAAGGTTATCGAGTATGCTCATTAGTGCCTCCCAAAGTTGTCTTCATCACGATATGGATCATTGTCTTTCTTTATCCACTTCTGAACCTGCAAGAATGCAAAGTAGATAAGCAGAGTCCCAGACACCCAACAGGCCATGAATATCCATCCCCATTCATGACCTGCGATGTAGTCCTCATACATTTGCAGCCATGAAGTGTTTAAGCTCGGCGTCGAGCTTCTCACGCAGCTGAGAAGGAGTCCCACGATACATGAGGACAGCCTCTTCATGAGACACCGCTTGGCCCTCAATCCGAGGTGCAGTGTTGATCAGAATGTGCATTGCCGTCTTGTTTGCCTGATCAGAATATGTGAAGGTAATACTGAAGTCTTCAATGTCATTGAAAAACGATGTTGCCATGCCTAATCTCCCTGTGGCGTTGTTTGACAACAGAAACATAACCCAAAAAAATAATATTGCAAGGGGGCTTGACGATGATAAAAAATAAAAATAGATTTGCAGTGTCGCCAATCGACGAAAGGACGCTAGATGGTATTGCGTTTGCGTCCAAGAAGGAGATGAAGCGATATGCGGAACTCAAGCTGTGGGTCAGGGCCAAAGAAATCTCTGATCTTGAACTGCAACCTGAGTTCCGTGTTTCTATCAATGACCAACACTACTGCACCTACACGGCAGACTTTGCCTACACGTTAAAGGGTGACCGGATCATTGAGGAGTTAAAGTCTACAGGGACGGCAAAGGATGCCGCGTACCGTCTCAGGAAGAAGGCAGCGGAGTTGTTTCACGGTATCAAGATCAAGGTGATTATCAGATGACTGACAGCACAATGAAGATGTCGTTAGATGCTTTTCTCGACCTCGTTGCCCACCCAGACACAACACGGGCAGAAGGCAGGATGGCATTCAGGGATGGGTATTTAATAGATGCAAACCCGTGGCCTTCAGATGACCCAAGACGGGGCTACTGGAATGAAGGTTGGGAAAGCAAATATTGGGAGGAAGAGTGATGGACATAGTTGAGCGATTAAAAACCGTTGACATTAGCTGGAGCCAAGAAGGTGAATTGTGTGCCGAGGCAGCAGATGAAATCATCAAGCTGCGGAAGGATTACAACCGTGTTCGTGTGCGGTTGCGGAATGCACTATATAGGATCGCCAATATGGAAAGCGACCCTGAGTTTGGTTTTCCACCAATGGCAACTGTGCAGAAGATTGCACAAGACGCATTGGAGGATGAGTGATGGACGTACCTGATGTCCTAGGACAAAAGGTATCTAACCCCCCTGAAACAGCAATAGGAAAGAAAGCACAGTGATGGGAGCCGTTGAGACAATTAATCTTGTTGATGAATACAACAAATTGAAAACAGAGAATGAGCAGTTGCGGGAAGCGTTACGACTTGCAGGTAATAGGGTTGAACCTTTGGCATCATTTCAGCAAAAGGATATCGGCTCATCAACCATCAGGGTTGGGGAAGAAACAAAATTCAGCCGCGATGCGCGCAGCTTTAATGGAGAGAAGTGATGGATGACACTGAAAAATTAGCTCAAATGATGATCCGATGTGGATTGGCAACGGGACACGGTGACACCATCGACGATTTATTTTTTGAATTGGAAAAACAAATCAAGAATACATCGCACGCATTTAGCGATGCGCGGAAAAAGATCGCTTGGCTGAAGCAAGTTTTGCAACAAATCGCAGAGGAAGGCTCGGGCCATGGTCAGGCTCTTGCGTATGCCGCTTTGAAGGAGAAAGAGTGATGGAAACCGTTGAACAGATCAGTAAGCTACAGTTGCAACTCAAGATGCTTCAGGACGATGAAATGCAGGACGCTAAAACCATCCACAATCTGTCAAAAATGGCGGCGCGGTTCCGCAAAGGGCTAGATCGGATATACGAGCTGCACAATAGCGGCGATGAATATAGTGAGCGCGAGATAAACGACATGACATATGAGATCGTTGTTGACGCGCTAGCGGGGTATAAGTGATGGACACAATAAGCGACGTGTGGACGCTCAAGCTGCTGGCGTTTGCGATTATCTGGATGGCGGCTTGCCCGTTTTACTATACCTACAAGGACTACGACGTGAACGTGAAAACGGTGACGGTAATGATGTTCCCTTTGATCATGTTCTTGGTTTGGTTTTTTGTATTTTGGTGGGGGTGAGTGATGGATGCCATTGAGACGGAAAAAATTGTTACCACGGCTGAGATGTTTGAAATCGTTGGCAATGAATTAAAAGAAAAAAATGCCGAGATCGAGCGGTTGCGGACAAATCAGAGCATCATCATTGCATTGTTCCGGATTTACATGATGCGGCTTAACCCAGATTACTCAGAGGAGGAGTTTGATAAACATATCGCTAATATGTTGGAGGAGAAAGAGTGATGGATGAAGACATTGTAGTGACCCTAAAGCGGAGCAACGACCTGCTGATGACTTTTGGCAACGACTATTCTGATGTGTTTCTGCCAGCGATTAATAAGATCGAGCAATTGCGGTTAGCTAATTCAGACCTTCAGATGTGGTATGATTATGCCAAAACTGAATGTGATAAACTGCGAGAAGAACTAAACGCGTTACGTTTATCTTATGAAGTAGTTGTTGACGCATTGAAGGGGAAATAGTGATGATGGATTTGTTGTTTTATATTGGAACAGCAGTAATTTGCATCTCGCCTCTACTACTTGGGATTATGATAACTCGTAAGGAGAAAGAGTGATGGAAGATAAAGAATTAACAGCCGCC